ATAATCAAAGTTAAAAAAGCGGCCCTGCTCTACTTCACTAGTAGGCTTGGCTGACTCGTCAGATATAGCGATATCGCCAAATCTGTTCTTTAACTTGTCGTATAATCCTTGTGCTATGGGTTCAATTTCGCTCATGTTTGTATTTATGCTAGGGGCATTAAAAAATTACAAATGGCATGGGTTCAACAAATGAGTCATTGTGGTCTCTCATTGCTGTGTCTAAGTTAGCATCAAAAGACTGCAGGCCCTGCATCATACGTGTAATTAACACCAGACTCATAACTAAGTCGTCAGTTTCTCCCACTTTTGCCGCATAACTGCCCCCATTTGCTACAAAAGTTTTAAGTTCACTAATTAGGTTTTTGCTGTGTACCTTAAGTTTTTTACTTTCTACTAGACTCTTTAATTTAGCACATGCCGCTAGTTTATTACGTTGAGTCGTGTTAAATCCTTTTCTAAAACGTCTTGAATTGCCATGGCTCTTTGATTCTGTTAGGAACGTACCTGGTATATTCTCTTCCCCTATCTCCGCAATACTAATTAAAGCGGCTTCACCTATAGTATTATTCTCAATACTGTAGTAAATGTTATTCTTGTCTACCGTTTCTGCTAGGAAACTTGTTATCTGTTGTAGTAGTTTAATTTGTTGTGGAATAGGCGTTTTGTTATGTTGCCACTCGCCTGCTTGTTCTAACGAAGGTAACTCGTATATTTGTATAGCACTAAAGTCTCCGCCTGTTCCTAAACTAGGATCCAAACTTATAACATAAGTCTTATCCTTTTCAGGCTGTTTAAACCAGCGTACTTGCCCTTGTTTAAACACAGGATCTCTAGGTTCTAGTTCTAGCAAAGTAGTTGGATTTATAAGTGTTTCATCGTAGATCAAAAACTCTAATCCATGTTCACGTCTAAATCTATCTTCGCCAATACGTCCTATCTCTTCTGCTTTCCATTTGTCGTCTCTGTCTGGATGTTCCCACCATTCTGCTCTAAATGCTCTAAAGCCGTTGATACCAGTCTCTTGCTCATTACCAAACTCATCAATGTTCTTGTTTGCTTGTTTCCAGATAAACGCAAATTGATCCTCGTCACTGTTTGGTGTTGATGTTATAATAGCCTTACCACCAGTACTAAGTGTTGGTGATATCGAAGTCCAAAACTCACGGGCAATAGTAGGTCTAACAAATGCAAACTCGTCTGCGTATAGTAATGAAATACTCATACCTCGACCAGTGTTCTCAGTTGTGGTCATTGCAACAATACGTGAACCATTATCAAAGTCTATGCTACCTTTGTTATAACTTGTTACACCAGCACGTATATGATTAGGCACTGACTCGTAAGCATAACGTACACGTTGCATAATTTCCTGAGCACCTGCATACTTGTGAGCGGCTACTAGTATTGTGCTATCAGGCACAAACATTGCGTACCACAATAGGTAACCTGCCGCTGATGTGGACTTACCTGTCTGTCTAGGCAATAAACTAATACTAAATCTATGATTGTTATAGGTATCAATTAACCGTTTTTGGTAGTCAAAAGGTTGGTACAACATTTTACCTTTTGTTGGGTGTTGTATGTAAAAGTAGTTGCTTAAAAAGTGCTGACACCCTGTTTTAGGATCCATGCACATTGCCAGTGCTCTTATCTGAGACTCTGTAAATGTTTCTTTTTTGTGTGCGGCTTTAATTAAAACACCGTCAAGTGATTTACTCATACTGATATTTAACAGTTTTCGTGTGCCTTGTTAAATACTTTTAGAAAGGTTTAATATGTCGCATACCTTGCTTCTTAACAAAGACTACAATCCAATATCAGTACTGCCCCTCTCAGTAATTAACTGGCAACACTCTATTAAGTTGATGTTTTTAGGACGTATACAGGTTCTCGAAACATACAACGACTGGCATGTACGCAGTGAAAAACTTACACTAAACGTACCCAGTGTTGCTGTAACTAATGAATATTTTAATTTAAGACGTAAAGTTAGATTCAGTAGACACAACATTTACCTACGTGACTTATACCAATGCCAGTATTGTGAGGATACGTTTGACTTTAAGGACTTAACTATTGACCATGTTATACCTAGAAGCAAAGGTGGTAAGTCTAGATGGGATAATGTAGTAACTTGTTGCAAAAGGTGTAATCACAACAAAGCAGATAAACTTACACCTCGACCGATACACAAACCCTACGAGCCAGACTACTGGCGCCTAGCATCAAAGTGGCGTAATAGTCCTATTAAGATTAAAGACCCTAAGTGGGAAAAGTATCTAGATGCTGGTAAGCAGGTTGCTTAGTCAGTTGGTTTTTCACCAGTCAAGTACGGTTTTGAGAACCATAACTTAAACCATTCGTCAGTGCCAGGCTGGATATTTTTCTTACGCATGATTTCAGCCTTTTCAGTACCTGTATGACTTATGTTTTCCATATCCATACAAGGTGACTTTTGTTTAATGCCCGCTAGTGACTTAAGTTCGTCTAATGTCATTATTTTTTATGTAAAGATTTGTTTATGATTTTACCTAGACTACCTATACGACTAAACGGAATTGGCTTACCATTATCATCACATACAAGGTCGAATTCCGCACCTACTGAACCTGCTATATAACGTCCGTGTTCACCTACATATTTTACTGGTTTTACTTGCTTGTCGTCTAAGTATCTGTAGCGTACAATACTTGCTCCAGCCTTAGCGGATTTTACTCCTGCCATTGTGTTATCTCCTAATTATTAATAGGGAGATTTAGATTTCGTTTTCTTACCGGCTTTTCTCGCTGAGCGGCCATCACAATGTGCCTTCTGGCTGAATCCCTTGGGATTACTACAATCTATACTCCTTTTGTATTTTTTGCTCCATGCTTCGGTAAACAACTCGTTTAACCGCATTAGTTGTCTCCGTAAAGTCTACCGTGTTCGCCTCGAATGTCTGCCACATGTTTAGGACCATTGTGTCCACCACCTGCATCTACTGTAACAGCATCGATGTCTGCTACTGTAGGATTAGGGCTAGTTGCCCAGGGTGTTGGCTTTTCTTGTGCCAACATGTCATATACTGTTTTGAATCTATTTGCTATTGGTTCGCCTGGCTCAGGACCATCACCGCAGGGTGTGCCTTCAATATCGCCATCGTGCTTTAATGTTGGTAATTCTTCTTTGGGTTCGTTCAAGGCAGCGTCTAAAAAGTCAGTGTCAATAACTGCCAAGTCCTGCTCTTGTGGTTGTTCCACACCATCAATTATATCTAATACGCTTCTAATTAAGTCAGTTGCTTTCATGAGTAATCAACCTCTGTCTCTGTTTTCCAGCCAGTGTTGATTACTTCTTCTCTGCCATCACTATGCACTAGTGTTACAGGCCCAGGGCCTGTGTATGTTTGTGTTATAAGATAATCAGAACCACTCATAGGTTGACTTTCTTTAGTCATGAAACCTAAATCTGTTAACTCACCAAAAGTATTGTTGTAACGTGACCAACTAGCATTTACTACCTTAGGTGCTCTGTTGGCTTCAATAGCGGCTTTAAGTTCTTTTGATGTTAGTTTAGCACCATCTGCCTCTGCTATAAAATCTTTTGCTCTCATTTGCTTTTCCTTTTTACTGCATCACGTGCTGGCATTGGACTTGTTATGTTTGTATCTTTAGGTTCTTGACTGCCATTACTTGTAATCTGTTGTGAACTAAGTCCTAATTTTTTAAGAGCTTTATTAATAATATCTTCTTCTTGCTTACTGTAACACAATGTTACAGGTCTGTTGTTAAGTTCGTGTACTCCGTTGCTGCCATTATCTTCAGGACTACTAGCCATAGCAAGTCCGAATCTGTAAAGACCATAGCCTTGGTCAATTCGAGGGAAAGTTTTAGCGCCAGAAATGGCTTTCTCCTGATAGTCAGGCACTCTACCTTGTTTGACTTCTGCTATAAAATCTTTTGCTCTCATCGTTATACAATCTTGCTAACTGGCTTACTGGACCACATACGACAGGACCAGTAACGTGCCTTAGTTCTATCGCTGGCTTTTGGTGTACCGCAACCGTGTCTTGCTCTAAATGATTTTCTACGTTTAGGATCGTCACGTTTGATTTCCATATTCTTGTCACCAAAGTTAACTTTCTTAACGTTGCCTGTCTTTTTGTCTTTTACATATACTTTGTACTTGGCTACATCACCACGCATTGGCTTACCAAGTTTAACTTTACGTCCTTGGTATTCTGCTTCATCTAGTTCAACTTCTTCTTTAACTTTCATTCCCATTTTTTTTCGTAATGCATCTATTTCTTTTTTAATTTCTTTTTGTTTGGGTGAACTAGGAAAGGCTCTCAGTGCTTTGTTTTGAAGTTTAAGAAGTTGTGTTCTTTGTTCTGGTGTTCCTTTCCCATCAAAAAACTTATCACTATCATATTTTTCATCTAGTTCAACTTCTGCTTCATCAAGTAAATTCTTAAGGAAAGTTAAATCTATGTGGTGTGATAAAACTTGTATTACTTTGTCACGTGGGTCCGAGTCCATTTTGCCAATAAGATCATCCAGCATGCCTTCTGCTTTATCTTTAAGGTGTGGCTTGCCCATTGCTTTAACAAGGTAAGCCGCTTTCTCAAACTCTTCCTTGTCTATGCCGCCACTTGTTTCAGCGTAATCTTTAAGTTCTTGGAATGCGTCCTGGGTAGATTTTTTCATCTTTTCACCACGTTCGTCCGAACTGTGTCCAAATGTTCTATGCATAAGTTTATCTAGTTCAGTGTGAAACTTATCTTCCTCTTCTGCACTAGCATCTTCATAACGTTTCTTCATACCACAACTTGCTTCATCTAAGTCAAACTGTTCTTTGGCATCATTCTTAGACATATTGTACTTGTCCTGAAACTCTTTGTCAGTAAGCTCTTCTATGTCAAGAAGCATGTCTTTTATTTTGCCTTCGTTAACGTCAAGATCAACATCTTCTTTCTTCATCATAGTCGTGCGAGCTACGTTATGCCCAACTGACCAAGCAATAGACTCTGGTGAATTAGACTCGTAAGGATTGCTGTCATACTTCTCACCGTTACGGGCTGCCTTTTTACCAGCCTCCATTGCTTCAGCTTGACTTGGTGTCTGCTCTTCGTCAAGTTCAGTCTCTTCTTCAATTAAATCCAAACCTTCTAGCAGTGATATTCCACGTTCGTCATACTCAAGAACAAGTTTATCTTCAGTAGACTCTAACACGCCTGCTTCGATAGCAAGTTCCTCGTTGACAACAATGTCAACTGAATCACCTACTTGCGGTCTAATATGACCTTGCTCTGACTCTACGAAATATTCTGCTAGTTTTTTCATTTTTTAACGCCTTCTAGTTCTGCTTGGTATGCTTTCCAAAGTTTGTTTTCAACTACGTCTACTTCTTCAGTAGCCATTGGATTGTCGCCTAACTTTGCTTTGTCTGCGTGTTGCTTTGACTTTGCATGTAAGTCGTTACCTTGGTCAACAACATCTGAAACGCTGTATGTTGATGTTTCTTCTGTGCCCTGTCCTGGCTCGTTAGCAAGTTCGTCTAGTTCGACTTTGCCTTGTAATCCAGCAAGTGCAACTAAGTCAGCAAGCTCTGCTAGTCCTTCTTCAACGTCGCCTTTCTTCTTAGCAATAGCGGCTTTGATAGCCTTGTCTCTAGCGGCTAAGTAATCATTGCTGTCGATGTCTCCATCTCCATCATGATCTTTTTTCTTGCCTTCCATTTCAACATCTTCCTGTTTCTTTTCTACATCAGCCATATGCTTTGCAAACTCAGGATCTACATAAGGAGCATCTGACCCTTCAGGTGGGAGTTTCTTATCGTCATTCTCGTCTAGAGACTCGTCAAGTTTTCTCATGCTCTGTAGTTCCCAACCCATGTTCTCACGTTTGCATCTTGCTTTAACGTCAGCTTCTGATTCGCCTTCGTCTGCAACCATACGAACACCTTTGGTTTTATCGTCTTTTGTAAGTTTGCAATGGTAATGTTTCTTTTCTGACTTATCAACTTTACCTTTTGTGTCTGCTCTTACACCACTTGCTTCGTCCATTTCTTCCTTGGAGTCTTTCATTTCTTCCTTGCAAGTCTTGATTAAATCTTTTAGTTTATCCTTGTCTGCATCAGGATACATTTCTAACATTTCTTTTTCAGACTTTCCATCTTTGCACATGTCCATAACATGCTTCTTTGATGGCCCATGGAAGGATCTAATTTTGCCTTCAGCGATTACTTCTTCTGTTTTTTCTTCAGACTCGTCAACTTTATACTCTTTCATAGCATCTGCACTGTTCTCGTATGTGTTGTCTAGTCCTGATAGTCTTTTAATGTCTTCTAGCCAGTTAAGGTTTTCCTGTCTTTCCTCGGCTTGGACGTTTTCTTTCTTGTCACTCACGCTATTCTCCTCGGTTTCGTTTAAGCCTTCTTTGGCCATTTTTGTTGCTGTTGCATACATTACGGATTCTGCGTCGTCACCGTAACGCTTTTTAAAATCTTTCTTTGCGCTCTTCATGCCTTTGACATATTTTTCTTTGTCTGACATTTCGTCTTTAGTAAGTTTTCTTTCTTCCATTGCACTTACCTAGCAGAACTCTTTGGTGTTGGCTTTTTATTTGCTGTAGATCCCATTGGACTCTTGTCGCCCATTGGAAGGTCGTTTGTAGTTTTACCTTTCTCTGTGTTAGGATCTGCATACTCATGTTTAATGCTAGACTCTAGGTCTTTTAGCATGCTGTTCTTAAACTTCTCTGTGCCGTGTTCACTGTTGTCAGACTTGTCGTAGTCTTTCTCAAGTAGTGCGCCGTCTGCTTCAGCACCTTGGTCAGCAACATAGGACTCATCCTGACCTTTAGTGTATACTAAAATGTCTGCTTCGTTAATACCAGCACGTTGTTTCATCATTTCTTTAATTTGTGGTGGAGTAACAGGCATCTTTACACTTGCTTCTACTACGTGGACTTCGATAGGTCCTTTGTTAGGAAACTCTCCAGGATGTTCTTTAATTGGCAATCTTTTAGGCTTGCTCATTGATACCATGTCGTATGCTTTTAGTACATTCTCCATGGCATCTAACTTATCTTTATCTAGCTCACAGCATGTCTTAATTTTAAAGTCATATGTCTTGTCTGCGGCTTCCGTTAAATATTCTGTAAATGTTTTCATGATCATCAGTCCTTGTGTTGTATTTAGCAAATTATGCTAGTTTTATTTGTTGTTTTTGAGGATCTCTTGCAGTAATGCATTCCTGTCCAGCACTACTCCTTTGCCTTCTATTTCAGCCTCTTCGTTAGTGCCATCTTTCTGACTTTGCTTGTCTAATCGTAACTTCTTAATTTGCAAGTCAACTGTCCTTAACTTACGATCTAATTTGGCTTGTTTAGCAGTAATAGCATGTCCTAGTAATTGGCTTGCTGTTTGAAATATATTACCACTAAAGCGGCTGTCAACATTCATACCAAGATCCATTAGATCGTTAAATTTATCAGTTGCTAAATCTGCTAGGTCGTCTAGTTCTTTGTCACTTGTATCGTCTAAATCTCTAACTCTAGGAAGCGCCGTGTCTATTTTGTCAATAGCACTGTCTACTTCTTGTATAAAGTCTTTTTTAACAGGGATAGACTGTTTAGCCTCCTCCTCTGTTACAGGCTCTTCGTTTTCTATGTTAAAGATTTCTTCTAATTTTTTTGTCATAGTAATTCTCAAAATTTATTTTACTTGTTGTTGTGCCAAAGTGATCCATCATCACTTCACTATCAGGCTGGCTAGCGGCGGGACACATTCCGCAAATTTTGTGCGGCTTTCCAATATTACTTATAAATGCATCTAGCTCTTGTTCAGTACATGTATGTATGTCTACGCCTTTATACAAGTAACCTTTCCAGTCAGAATCGTCTTGCTGACCGTGATCTGCAAGTGCATATTGTAGATTCCAGTTCATAGTGCATTTATAAAGTTTCCCATCATTGAATGCTACACTATCTGCAGCCATACATCGTTTAAACGAGTCAACTGGATCTTGCTTCCACGGCTTTAAATTTCCGTAATCGCCTGTTGCCATAACTTGGTACTTGTCGTATTCAGGAATTTCTAAAAAACAATTATATGTAGGATCATGCAAAAACTCTACTTTGCTTGCAAACACCTGCTTGTATATATTTTGACTTTTTTTAAGTTCTTCCCAGTTAAAACTTTTTTTAACTAATGCTACCGCTTGATCGTACCAATCTGCACCCGGTACATGGTTAGATATCTTAAGCCATATGTTTCCATATTCTTTCATATAATCTATTAACCAAGTATTGCCTAAAAGTAAATGGCCGTTAGTTAAAATTACAATTCTAACCTTAGGAAATTCTGTTCTAATTCCTTTAATCCAGTTTGGAAAATCTTTATTAAGCAAAGGTTCTCCGCCCATTAGTAAAATACTGTCTACTATTGTACGTTCATAAAGACGTTTAAAGTCTTTTCTAAAATCTTTCCATTTAATGTTGCCTCTACTATGTCCTTTGTAGTCAGAAAAGTTTGTACAGCCTTTACATGCCAGAGTACAACCATAAGTAACCATAGTTTCAAGTGCTAAAATTACTCTATTCGATCTTTTACTAGCTTCTATAAATTTTGTTATCAACGGTGTTAGCTCAGATATTACACTATCGCTTAATAACTTTCCATCAATAAAGTCTTCATATGATGGCCATGACATACCTTGCCAGATAGAATATGTTTCTCTATCTACCATAGATCTATTTTCTTTATTAAACAGCATGCTTTTATTTACTGCTACCATTATGGAACAATTCGTTTTCGCCGAGTATACGAAACGATATTCCGTACTGTTTGCACCACGTTTCAGCGGCTTGCCATTTTGCTTGATTAATTACCCATGCTACTTTGTTGCGCTGACTGCGTGTTTTTTCAAACAGTGTTTGATTGCGAGGTTTTATTTCAATGAGTTCTTTGTGATTGCGTCTGTTTTTGTCTATGTACTCTATCAGGAAGTCAGGCACGTATATTGTTTGCTTGTTTTTTACTGGATTAAAGTAAGGAATCTTTACAGGCTCACTAGCCCAACTTATTACACTAGGATTTGTATCGCAAAACATCATAAACCGTTGTTCCCAACTGCTACGGTATGTTGGTAGTTGTCTACCTAAGTATTTGTCCGTGTTCGTAGGGTTAAATTTGCCTTGTGCATATTTGCTCATACAAGAATTGTTCGAATTACAAATGGATTTTGATTTTGTGCGTTAGCTATGCCTAAGTAACTTGTGCCTACTCTAGTATTATTAAGGAAGAATGCTAAGAATGCATCAAGTTCTACGTCGTTAGTTCTTCTAATATACTCTATCATATCAGTCATTGTCATGTTTTGTTGTGCCGCACCTTGTATAGCCGCTGCCGCTAAGTTTTCTGATGCCGCTCGATTACCATTTCTTTTCATCAACAAACCTATCAGTGATTCGTATTGATTATCACTAACTATTCCTTGTTTAACAAAATAGTTTTTAAAGTAGTTAGGTGTACTTTCGATATTATTATTTGGTAAATTACTTGATATAGCCATATTATGATGTTCTTATTGTGGTAGGATTTTCGCCCAGTCGTTGTCGATTCTGTAACGTTTGATCTTGAGCCTGGCGTTCTGTAAAGTCTTGTGATCCTACATTACGAGCGGCGCTAGGATCAGGTACAATCTCACTATTAGGAGATGCGCCAGTAACAGACTTTGACTCAGAGTCTCCAAACTTATCTACTAAGTTTGTAACGCTCGGAAAGAAAAATTTACCTTGCGTATTGTTTCCTCTAACAACATCAGTTGCTAACTCAGTTATGTCACGCAGTGCTGTTTTCTTTAGGTCTGCGTTTTTAAAAGTTTCTCTAGCTCTAAAAGCATTAAGAGCGGCGCCAAGAAAGTTACCGCCTTGGATCTGATCACCTATTCCACTTATAGAGTTAAACAATCCGCCTTTACCAATAATAGTATCTCTGCCACCTAATGACTGTAACGGACTAGGTGTTGTATCGTAGTGTATAATACCGAATCCTCTAACCTGATCGGGTGTAACTATACCTTCTCCAATGTATCTAATTTGCTCAGGCATTACTACCATCGAATTAGATAAAAAATTCTCGCCAGCATAGTTATGTGTTCCGTGATTGAAACTTTGTATCATAGGGTTTTCAATAACATAATGAGTAAACTGTTTTTGACTCATACTATAAACATGGATACGTCTAATAAATTCACCTTCTGCGTCTTTGTTTTGTGTATAGCCCCATTGATCTGAAGTTCTGTTACCATAGACAGCGTATGTAGGATCATACTCTGGATTGTTATGTTCCATGTCTTTGTAGTAATGTCGCAGGTACAATTCATGAAACTGTTTAACGACATTAGACGTGTCGTCATGAAATTCTATTGTAATAGGAGTATAGTTTACTTTAGTTTGTATGTTTACTTTTCTATTGTAAGCATGTAATTGTTCTGTATCGTAGTTAAAACTTGGCAGAGTAACATTTTTTGCTAACATACCAAGTTCAACCGCCTGTTCCTTAGTCTGATAATCTAAATTAGGATTAAGCTCTATGTTTACATGAAATAATGCACCGTGTTTTGGTGCTAAAGCAAAGTTATTATCTCCAAACATGCGTTGTGCATGTTTAAAGTCTTTAACATAGTCTGCTGTAGTAGCGGCATTTGCTAGATTCTTAAATTGCTTGCCAAGACTTTCATTAACATCTAGTCCTGTTCCTGCTTTAATTACCGAGCTGGCGCTGCCTAAGCCTTTCTGAAATATACCTGATAAAAAGTTTGCCATACTATTATTTATCCATAAAAAAAGCAGGGTTTTTATACCCTGCTTAATTTATACTGCTGTGTTACTACGATTAACCTGTAATTGTCTGACCTACTGTTCTGCCAACTGTAGTACCAATACCAGTTCCAAGTGGAGTCTGTATTGCGTTGTCAAAACTAACTGTCATTGCGATTTGTACTGGTTCATCACTACCGTATGCTACGTCACCGTAACTAACATTAGTTAAGAAACAACCATATAGTTCCCATGTCTCTAATGTTGTTGGAGCAAATGCACCGTTACCACCGTCTAATATTTCACATCTTGTAATAAACTTGTAGTCGATACCTGATGCCGCACTAGACTGTTCCATAAAGTCATATTGCTTTTGCATCTGTTCGCCAACTAGTTTGGAAACATTTCCTTGAGCGTCATCACGCAAGTTAACAGTGGTTGTTTCCCATGTAGGACGTCCACCTAAGTAAATTCTGGAGTTGTAAATTGGAATTTCCATACGCTCTTGTGAAACTGTAGGACGCATAAAATCTACAACTTGTTTTGTTAATTCACTACGTGGAGTTGTAATACCAAAGTTTTCAAAGCTCACTCGAAAGCGATACTTTAACTTTGGCATCAACAAGCCTTGTGTACTTGCTGACTGGTCACTAGCTAAAGGTACCGTAAATTTGTTTAAACTTGCTACTGCCATTTCCTTGTCTCCTTGTTAGTAGTATTTATAGTATACTACGTGCATAGATGAGAGCCTTACGGCTCTCATAATATGCGTACTTTATTATACACTAGTTCCTGAAATTTCACCTGTGTTCTTCAATCTAATTGGAACAAAGATAAATTCAGCTGCCTTAACTGGTTCAATAGCAACGTCTACATATAGTTCGTTTCTATCAATCCTAACTGGTGTGTTGTTTGTTTCATCACATACAACAACATAGTCATTTAGGGCTCTCTTTGCAACTAGGTCATTACATAACTGCTCAACTAATTGCTTAATTTCGTCTCTAGTTAACTTGTCATTCGGCTCAAACACAAATGGTTTTGCTAATGTGTTTAAGTTAGTTCTCATGTAAACAACAAGTCTAGCAACGTTAATTCTATCAAGTGAGCTTGGTGCATTTGCATCACGTGTTTTCTGACCGTATACTAATAAACCAATACCTGGTAAGAATGTGATCGGATTAATTTTGTTTTCGTAAAGTGTGTCTCTTACACCTTCCGTTAATCCTGCTAATGTAAATTCTCCAGTCGAAGCATTCACGTAGCCTAACTGAGTTGCGTTGTCAACTAATCCACGTTTTGTACCTGCTGGTGCAAACCAAGGGAAGCTCACATCGTCACTTCTAATCATTGTACGCAATGCCATGTGACTTGGTGGAACAACAATTGTACTACCAGTTAAGTCAGTGCTTTGTGCCGCTGGATAGTAAACACCAACGTAAGCATTATTAACTGTTGCACCTTCGCCTGCCCAAGTACCAGTGTTGTTGTTATAATTACTGATCTCTGTGGCTGTTGGAGCAAGTCTCATTGGTGTGTCTGCAACAACAAACGCTGTATTACGTCTATCATTATTTAGACTTACCATATTTGACGTAAGCTCTTCATAACCAGGAGCGGCGATTAAGTTATAAACTTGTTGCTCTTCTCTAATCTCTGTATTGCTGTCTAATGCTGACTTCATAGCGGCAACAACTGTTTGTCTAACTGCTTTTCTGCCCATGTAAGGTGAACCGTCTGACTTGTTACCTGCCTTTGATACCCAAGCATCTTTAATTGTTGGTAAACTAGCTGAGAAGTCGTCTGCGTTAAAGTAATCGTTCTTAAACTCTTTAACATTGTAGCCACTTCTACGTGTGTTAAACAACAACGTACCTCTTGGATAAAGTGCGGCACTTGGAACATCTAAGTCTGTATAGTTAGATGTTAACAAATCCGTAATTAATGGCAAATCACCAGTAATTGGATTTGTTGTACCGTCTGTGTCCCATCTTGCATCTGCAAACAAAATGCCGTTTTCAGATGTTTGATCGCTGTTGTCAATTAGTGTCCAGTCTGCATCACCAGCATCGTATCTGTAAAGTGCTGGGTAGTTCTCTAAATCACTTGTGTTAATCCAAAGATCACCATTTACAAGTGCTGTACCATCTGACTGTGCAGTTGGCTCGCTTGCACTAACTAGAACACCTTCTGGGTCTGTTGCTGTTAAGTCATAACCCCTAGCGTCAGCGGCTAGTGTCTGATAACCTTTCCAGTCAGTACCATCATGTATCATAACGTCTACATCGTCTACTGCATTGTAGTACCAAAGTGTTCCAGTTACTGGATCTGCACTTGGTTGCGCTGTACTTGCTGTATATGTTAATGGAATCCAGTTACTTAAAATTAAGTCTGAACTGTTACCTTCTCTAACATTTGCAAGTGCAGTTGTAATACCAGCTGTTGTTAAAGGTGTGCCTGATGTATTCTTTAATACAATAACACCACCAGCAGTGTGTTCAATAACAAGTTTACCTGAGCTATTAACACTTGCTGTAACATTGCTTAAGCCTAATGCTAAAATATCAGTTGCTAGGCTGGCTGCATCAGTACCACTTAGTGTAACTGTTTGTGCAGTACTTAATGTTGTACTGTTAGCCACACTTTGCTGAATAGTAAATGTGTTACCGCCAGTTAATGTAGGGTTAGCAACACTACCTGTAACTGTTGTGTTGCCGGTTGCTTGACGTTTGAATAACTTATATGTTGCTGAGTCATCTTCTAATACGTC